CTTTTTTAGCACGCATAAAGTCATTTTCATTAGGAAACATTACTTTCGATACCTGTGACTTTCTTTCTGCATCAGATTTTCTTTTTGCAGCATCATCTAAATTACTTTTTTGTTGGTAATTTGTCTCCCATGTATTATGACTATCTCCAGCTTTGTTTAATGATGGCTTGTCATAAGAATTTTCGTTGGTACTCCTTTTCCCGATACATGGCACAGCCGATACACCTTCATTTAATTTAATGCCAGCTAATTGCTTAATTCGTTCTATGCTCATTTTAACACTCCTACCTTCATTAAATTAGGTTTCTTAACTCTACCAAACAACCCTAAGTCATCTTTCTTTAAATTCTTCGAATCATTAAACCCGTCATAATCTGGGGTTAATGTCGAATGATCTATAGTAGCTGCCGGGCTTAATGGGTTAATAACTGTTGTTATTTTCCTTTCTTTTCTTACTTTTTCAAGTTCTTTTAAAAAATCTGTATTATATTTGTTACCAAATAAATCTTTATTCTCGCTATCATCTTCGTAGTCTGAACCTAAGCGAGTTTTATAATTTTTCTTATACTCTTCTGAATTTCTGTCAACATATAAATCTGTCTCAATTTGTCTAGGATCGTTGCCCGAATATACAGCTAATTGCTGTGGTGAGACGCCCATACTATTACAAATATAAGTTCTTAGAAAATCAAGAGAGGCAGGATAATCTAATACAAGGTCACATATGAATACAGGTGTATTCTTAACATTCGGAAAATCTAACGGACTTTCCTGAATAGGTGTTTTTCTAAACGATGATGCTGACTTTAATTCATACCTTTTTAAGCACGATTCAAGCATATCAATCATCGAGTCTGTCATTTCGTGTACAGCAAATTTCAGAACATAATTAAATTCTGTCTTTGCTTCTGCCACATATGATATAAATGATTTTTCTGTCATAATAACTCCACTGTTCTATTATTTATCGGCATCTTCTGATTTGCTAGAAACAATAAATTTTAATAATTCGTTTCTATCGAATTCGCCGCCGGCAGGGTTTTGCTTACCATTACCTGATTCGAAATCAATCTGTTCTGCTCTAACCTTCTTTAATTGTAATTCAATCATCTTAAGCTTTTTATCTGCTTTAGCATTTTTTGCATCTAATGCTGTTTTTAACATCTGTCCTGCAACTTCATAAATTTTTCCTGCATGCATATCTGGTACATTTCCACCTAATGATATTAAGTCCTCGAATGTCCTTACTGCACGTTTAGCTATATCATCCATTTCGATGTCATGCGCATCTAATCCTTCTACGGTAGGTAAGGCAACATCGACTTTTTCTGCTGTAGATAATGATGAATATATTTCCTTAGCTTCTATCATAAGGGTTTCTTTAGTCTTAATAGGTAAAATTTCTTCGTCATCTTCGACGTTATTATCTATAGAAGGTATGTTAAAAAAATCTTCCATTTTTTTCATTGTCATTCTTATTTTACCTTACCCTTGACGGATTATTAAAGATATTATTTTCGGTCATTACTCTAAAATTCCATCCTTTTTCTTTTGCATATGCCATTGCTGCTGCCCATTTATATGAATTTAAGGCAAGTGCGGCTTTTGCTCTTGCAGATTTTGCTTCTTCTATATATGTTTCTTTAGCAGGTTTAACTTCTATTATTTCAGTATGCTTTACACCATGAATATCTACATACGATACAACAAAATCAGGTATATAAACAGTGTACTTACCAGTAAAGGGATTAGTATATGGAATTTTTATGGGTTCGCTGGCCCAACTTATTATGCTCGGATTATTATCAAACATCTCCATTACTTTCCTTTCCCAACTACTTCTAAATATCGGTTGGCGATTACCTGCATATTTCTCAGGATGTATTACTGTATAATAATCTTTATGGAATTTATTTGCCATATTATGCTATCGGGTCTATTATGACTAACTGGGGCATATTACCTGTTATACGCCACATTACATTGCCTACGTGCATATCTTGCCTAAGGTTAGGATTATTACTTATTATGTCATTAATCATAATAGCCACATCCTTTAAGTTTTCATCTACTGCAATATTTGACTCAGACAACATACGGTCTAAATTTTCTATAATGAACTGTAATTTATTGTTATATGGTGCTTTGCCGAACATCCTAAAACATACCGCTGACAATAATTCGCTATTATTAATAATCTTAGGAGTTTTGAATGGTAATAGTTTTTCTAAATTTACACTATAATGCAACTTGTTCTTATCATCTTTAAATATCTTTAAGTCATGTATTACAGGAAAGTAAGGATTCTGAATACCTTGCTTTTCTGCAACATACACTGATTGCAGATATGACAAATAACCGTCATCTTTTATAGAACTTCTATCTACTGTATTTGTCCATTGATCGAATCCCGCAACTTTGCCTACTTTTGTTACCTGGTTTAATCTTTTATTAGAACCGGTATCTACTGCTGTACCAAATTCACCCCGCCCTAACACCTCGACTTTATTGTTAGGGATAGCACGGTCCATATGTTGGAACCTGTTTCTTTTTGTATCACGAGGAGTAAAATCTATTAATTCATATAATCTCATATTACGACCTAATTTGTGATGCCTGAAGGCTATTTTTATTATTTACACTGGCTGCTGTCCCGACTTGGTTTCCATTACTTCTTAATAGATTAAATGCTTTATACGCATCTTGTGTTAACGAAGTTGTACCATTAACTTCTGATTTAACTAATAATTCTGCAGGTGAAATCCCAAGTATAGTTGCTATATCTATAGTCAACCCAGTCATTGTATCTGCATATACTTCGGATGCGCCACGCGATAGATAATAACATTTAGTGGAATTATATGCTTCTAAAGAATAACTCCCAACTACGCCTGCTCCTAAAGCTGCTTGAGAAATTGACCCAGGCGAAGGAAAAGTTGTTGGTCCGTATGAATATTTAAATGTATTTACTAGTGTTCCTGTAACATTTTTAACAGTTCTCTGAGTGCCTAAATAAGTAAGCATCTGTGAACTAAATCTACCTAATGAAGGTACATTATTAGCCGCCATTTTGTTCTCCTTGTCCTACTTCTCGATTCATATCAAGGTACATGTCTGAAGACTTATTCTCAGGCGAAAACCCAAAAGATCTCGAAGATGTGACTGTTGTAACTGTATTACTATTTGGTGCCGATCCTAAATCTACCATACCACTTAACGAGCTTGCACTAGTCCTTGCTTCATTACCAGCATTAGTTGCTTCATCTGTAATAGATGATAGATCTGCTTGCACATTATTACCGACCGATGACAAATAATCACTTGTTTGTACGCTCTGACTATTTGTTTCAATAAAATCTGGATCAGCTGAATTAAATGCTAAATTTGTTAATTCTAAGAAATCACCGTGTCCGAATTGGTCTATTGTTGATGTATTATTTGTTTCGTCTCCGCCAATTTTCATATTCTGCATTGTATAATATGCATATTCGTACTCAAATGTAAAAGATATTTCTAAAGTTTTATCACTAGAGGCATAGCTCAATACATCGTGCGTAAATGCCGAAACTCTTGGATTCACTAATGTGACCTGATTAAATCTTCCGCCATGTACTTGATATATATCGATTGTTTGGATTAAATTTCTTACATTTTTAACAACAGGTAAATTAAATCCAAAATTATGATTATCTAAGGTATCTTGAACTATATTTTGAATGGTGCTCTTATCACCGTTCATATTTGTAGATGACGGTGGACTACTACTAATCTGTGTAGTATTATTTCGTTGAGTTGCACTACTTTCTGTTGAATATACAGATCCAGACGATTCGGGAGTTTTATTTTGATTTTTTCCAGGTTCGCTGCCATCTGCGAAATAATACCTGTAATACATTTCCCAAAATTTTAATGTCTTCCCATCAGCTACATCATGAAATACCATCTTAACTGGTTCAAATGCAATCTTTGTCTGACTTAATCTTTTTCGGTTATACTGATTTAGCGGAGTAGTCTCTATTTTCATTGCTGGCATATCGACTGTTTTTACTAAAGGCATTATTTGATCAAGGTCTGCTGAACCAAAAAAATCAGATACAAACTCTTTTGCTGTGCCTATATTAGATAAACTAATATTGACATAGTATTCAAACGGAAACCTAGGTTGGTTTATATATAAAGATCTTGCTTCCTGATTAAAATTAAAGGATGCATGTCTTGTACTTTTTTCATAAAAGAATTTACTTGAGAATGATGGCATAGT